ACCAGGGAGGGAAAGAGGGCATACAGCAAAAACTTTGGTCTCTCTGTACAGGATCTATGATCGACTTAGCACTTAAGGATCTTCCAATTGCGTATAAGCTTGTTGGACAAGGGGACAATCAGGTTGTGGCTACTCAGACTCAGATAAGAACATCAGAGCCAGTGCGGCCACAGCTTGTTGCATTTCGACAACTTGTACTCCCTAGGATCCAGGTCCAGTGCAAAAAAGTCAACCAGATCTTGAAACCTGAGGAGTGCCTAGAATCTACTACGGTTATCACCTACAGTAAAGATGTCTATGTGGCAGGAGTGATCTGCCCTACAACTCTCAAGTTTCATTCTCGGCTATTCCCACACTCTTCACAAGACTTTCCTTCCATCAGATCAGAAGTTGGGGCAATCTTTAGCTCAGCTATTGCTGGTGCAGAGCGTGCGATAACACCAATCCGGAGTTACTACTCAGGACTATTGCAAGCTAGCATTTATCTCATCCTTAAGAGCTCTGGTCGTGGAATTCAGGGTCCGTGGTTCCAGAGACAACTAGGCGGGCTTAGCTCCAAGCACAAGCGAGATGCCTTGATGACTATGCTCTTGATCCCTAGCAGTCTTGGAGGTCTCCCTGTTGCTACAGTATCAGACTTCATATACAAAGGTGGACCTGATCCCCTCTCAAAGGCAATAACTGGTCTACAACTTCTAGCGAGGGGGAGCAGGAGCAAAATCCCAGATAGAATACTCTCGCAACTTCACAGCGACCAGATATACACAACCGAGCGAAGAGGACTGTCTCTACTATCAGACCCATACAGTCTTCCACTCACCACCCCCTCAACATCAATTGACAAGGCCACAGAGAGTACTGTAGCAGCCTTCCTTCCGCATGTCGAAAACAAGGATGTTCGCCAACTCTTGGACACGTCCACCTCAGAGTATACGGATAGTCTCGTAGAAACCCTCTTGCACGTTGAGCCGTTCAACCCTCTCGTCTTGCGAGACATCCTTGAGTGCTCAGTGTATGGGGTCGCGACCATGATCAGGAAAATGTTCACTGCCACAAGAACTATTCAGACAGTATCACGGGGGGTGGATGATGAGATTGTGCCCGACATTCTTGCAGCAGAGAGGAATATCATAAGCTACGTATTAGGTAGATACTCAAGCCTCCCCACAACACCTTATCAATGGGAGACACCATATGATACTTGTATACGGCTTAGAGGGCGCTGGGAAAAGGCTGGATTACCCTTCCCGGAGGGGGTCTCCAGCTACGGGCCCTTTGACCTCAAGCTTGTTGTTGGACAAAGTGCACTGAGGACTGAGGGAATTCACACAATTCTTGTCTCGGAGTCAGCCTTTGCCCGACAATCCAGAGGACCCTTTGACCCTTACCTGGGCAGCAAGACCAGGGAAAAAAGGAGTGAACATGGGTACAAGATCATTAACACTGACACTACATCAGCTGCATTCAGAAAGCTACAGAGAATTCTTAGTCAGACCTCCGGCAACTCTCACTTTGAAAAGTTGATTGATTGTATCGGACTCAGCAGGAGTGATACTCTCCTCTCCGCATTGACAGAACACCTCAGTGGACAGTCGGGTGGGACATACATTCACCGGTATGACTCACTGTCAGGCTATCAAGATGCACACTCTCTAGGATGCCCAAACTTTTACACTCACTGCCTTATCTCTGCAGACAGATCTGGCAAGCTCTCGGGAGGAAGTGTCGATTATAATGTGATGATACAACACCTATATTTGACTCTCCAGTGGGTTCTCCTGTACTTAAACTCTGGAGAATTATGTAGGATAACAGCAGTGGCTTTCGACACAGGGTCTGTGGATCTTCAACCATTACCAGCAATCAAAATGACACTAGAAGAGGGTGTTTCAATTCCTATCTGTTCATTCCGGGGGAATAAGCTGGCGTACCATGAGAGACTACAGATAGAGAGATTAGGTCTCAATGTAACGTCTCTGCCACAACTGGCAGTAAAATATCGCGGAGAAGGCTTCACCTTATCACTATCAAGAGACAGAAGATACGCACTAGAGGGATGGATGAGCTCCTTACTAAGACAGCACTCTCTAGTGCGAAAAGCCGCAGACATGGCAAGTGTTCGATCAGAGATTCCAGTCATGGATCTAGCAGAGGTTATAGCCAATGGCCTCACTTCCATCGTACATGCATCTGCGAATGTTATCGCAGATCAGTATATGCTCAACAGCATCAGGACTATTGGAACCAACAAGGAAAGGTGGAATCCACTAGTGTTCATATCCGCTGGAGCAACAACACTGGCTTCTACTGTTAGTCCCTATCTGGGTCACCGATTAGTTCGTATGGATCTCTTTGTGAGAGAGCATCAATTGTTCGATAGCCCCAACTATCGTGATAGAACTTCCAATGCTCATAGCCGGCTGGCCGGTATTATCACTCGCCAGGCCCTTTATCGAGTTAAGTTTTCACCTGAATGGTACGGAACCAGAAGTGTGGCATGCTTCTCGGTGGCTGTGGGCTATGCAGATGTTGAGGCATTAGTAACAGCGTTTGCTCGGTTGGTCAACCACCTCTATGTGAAGCGAGATATTTCTGGTATCGAACGTCGTACGATACTTGATAGATACATTATGCCTACACTCCGGCGCCCTATCGGTAGTCCGGAAAAGTTAGCAGGCCTAGATGGAGGAATAATGTTGACAATAGGCTATCTACATCGAAAGAGATGTTACTCTGCAGTAAGTTATCTAAGGCAGCTCATGACAGGTAGAAGCATACACTACTTTCGTCTTGACTCAAGGGAGGCGTTGCGACTGACTAGAGGGTTCCAGCATGATGACATACTGATGAACAGCACTATAGGGACAAAATCTAGAGGAGAAAAATGCCCTGTTTCGGTAGCACAGTTTGGTAAGCCAGAGTATAGGACACTTGCAATTGGAGAGCTTCTCGGGCGCCAGACATCTCATACTGAAACTGAACTTGGGATAAGCATGAAACGCACCGAGAGATTGGAGATACACTTGGGGGTGGGTGTTGGGTCGTGTAGAGCAATCTTCTCACAGATCCTAGCCCTTAGTGACATCCTGAGGGGGAATGTTGCCATTTGCGTAGGGGTAGGGGAAGGAAGCACGGCGGCTGCAGCCTGTGTCGCTGGGTGCCCCTGGGTTGTCGGAGTGGAACTGCGGAAAGACCTCCCACTTAGACCCCAACGTTTTCTAGACTACATCCCTCCCTTGGTTCTCTCTGTCAAAGGTGAGGACGTATTCAGATTTCACGATTCAAGCTTACTGTCTTCAGGGGATTGGTTTGATGAGAGTGTCAGTCAAGACATCATTGTGGGTATGCCTAGCAATTCAGTTTATATTATTGACCTGGAAATGGGATCGGGGACTCATCCGCTGTCAGGATTGGTTCCTCTGATAGAAGGAGGATACGAGGGTCAAGTAGTAATCCGTATTCTTGTCACCCGCCAAGATCACGGAAACATTGTAGCTTGCTTGCACGAGAACAAGGTAAGGTATAGATCTTATCTACTACAGATGACTGAAGCTTTCTTTGAGGTTTTGATTTGGATAGGAAGTTGTCCTCGATCTCTCCATGTTGGTATGTATGAGGTAGGAATCCTGTCTGTCCCTGTGACACTCCAGGGTTATGATTATCCAGAACTAAAGCCACTATCAGTTGAAGTGAGTGATGCACTTAGGAATGTCGTCGACGTTCCTGTAGATATGTCAGGAACTGAAATTGTCTCGCTTGTGAGAGCAATGTACTCTGAAGCGATGTCTGATCCCGTTAACAGATTTGGGTACTCAGGGTGGACATCTCTAGTACAGGCTTATTTGGTTGCAGAGTGGTTGCTGTTGCCTAGGTGGAGGCAGATGCAACTATTTAAAAAGTGGTCAGGTCGCAAAACTTTCTCTCTATTTCATTCGGGAAGGAGCATCCAATACAAGTTTGATGTCTCTCTTGAAAAGCATATAACGACCACAGCAGCTAGAGTAGCCGGACGAATTCCAACCTGATGTAGAGAGCTCTATCTTAAGAAAACCCCCAATGGAGGGCCAGAAAACCAGCCCCCCAAAGGGGAAAGGGAAGGGAAAAAAGAAAAAAGGAAAGAAAAAAGGGGAATGGGGAAAGGAAAAAAACATCCCACCACCTGATACAGACTAGAACAAAAAACAAAAAACAAAAAACAAAAACCAAAACAAGAAAAACCCCCCTGATCCATAACTCAGTGTTTCGTAGTAAGACAATTTTAACCTGTAACAGTGGGTGAAAAAACCGGATACAAGATTTTTCCTTAATAAAACAACGTTTGTTGGGTCTTCCTCAC